ATCAACTAAACGCCCACCAATACCTTTTTCGCCTTCCGCGCCGAATATGGTATCACGCAGCCCACCTAGAACTCGCTCACCAGCCAGGGCATCTTGTAAAGCTCTGGCACCAATCACGCCAACACCAAGTCCGGCCATTTGTCCCAGGGCGCTTGACTGATCTTGTCCAGCGGCTCGTTTTGCTCGTTCCTCGGGCGACATCATCCCTTCCGGGAACGCTTGACGTAGCGCCTCGAACGGATTCATCCCGCTGTTGCGCAACTCGATGTATTTCGCATATGCGTTGTAATTTGCTTGTGCCATTAGATGAACGTCCCAAACGTAGCTATGCCATCACGAGCAAAAACAAGGTTGCGTTGCAAACCACCCGTATACAGAATCTTGCCAGGGTTCAATTTGCTAAAATCCTCGTTCATCTGCACTTCAAAACGAGGGGCAACGGTCAGCCCATGAATCTCAGCAAACCGCTCAAGGACCCCCAATTCGAGGGTCTTTTCGTTGAAAACGCTAACGTCCGTGTCAGCAAGGAAATCAGGGTAGGTGCCGCTGTAGTACGCCCAGCTTACCCCGCCGTCTGATACAGTGCCGCTCGTGTGCGTTGGGGGCGTTGCGCCACTCGTGCCGCCACCAGCCGTTTGATAATAGTTCCCGTTGTAGAACGTGTAAGCGTTGGCTGCGTATACTGTATTCGTTACCCAGGTTGCAGGTCTTGCATACCGCTCAGCAACATACTCGAAGATAATTACTTGCCCCGTTTCGGTTGGGGTTGGACTCATTAGCAACTGATTGTTGCTCATCCCACGTATCTGGAACCGCTGATAAACGGTCGTATTGAGGCCGTAGCCAAGGATTTCAGCGTACTCCTGCTCAGTCATCGGGCCAAGCAAACGCCACCGTGTAGACTGATTCCAGAACGTATTGTAGTGGTAAAAAGAAAACGCCGCTGGAAGTTGATACGCCGCTTGCCCTGCAACCGTCGTAAAACTTCCAGAGGCAAAAAGCATGGGCCACATATACTTGTCGCCCATCTCCCGATTGATACGTTGCACCATCGTACGAATCTGCTTCGTCGTGGTCTCGCTAGAGGTCAAAACATTAGTTTCAACCGTGTACCCAGCTTCATTTGCAACGTTAGAAACAATCGTGGATAAGGTCATATCTTACGAGGTCTGCCCCTCCCTCGCTTTTCAAGCTGCACCTCAACATCATCAAGTGACTCAGCGGCGTCTACAGCCTCGGTCACTTCATTCTGCCAAGTTGGAGCCGGACGAGTAAACCGCGTTCCCTCATTGCCCTCAATGCGCTGCATCAACAGTTCAATCTGTTGCTCCATGCGTTCTGCTCGTGTGCGCTCACGGTCTAAGGCTTCCTTAAGAGCTACCACTTGAGACTGCCCAGAGGTCGCCGCAGCCATCCACTCTTGCGCTTCCTTAACGAACTTACTAAGCGGCCCCATACGACGTTTCACTTCGTCGTTAGCCTCTGCAAGTTGCTCAACAGTGCGGAACCCAAGGTAGGCTAGTTCCTTAATGGCAGACGCCGTGACACGCGGCCATTCCTGAAGTGGCATACCAGACTGCACCGGGCCAGTCCCAGCCATAAACGCTGCATAGGCTTGGGGGTGCTCAACCTTGTCGCGCTCCTCGATGGCCCTCACCGTCTCATCACCACCCGGCCATTGAATAGAAATAGACGGAATTTCGTCGTAAATCTCACGTCCGGCTTCAGCCGACTTTGTTTCGTTTTTGCGGCACACCATCATGAACTTTACGTTGGCACCAGCCCACCGGGACTTTTGTTGCTGATGTCCATTCATGATGCTTTGCCAGTCTATTTGCGCCATATCTTTCTCCGTATATAGGCGGTTATGCCGCGACTATATCAGATATAAGCCAATCCGCGTATTCAAAACCTAGTGCAAATCCACCCACGCACCCGCTGCTCGGACCTGTAGTTTGTTTGTTGTGCTGTTGTAGTACACGTCACCATTTTCAACGTCTAGCGTTGGTGCCGCAGCTAACGGGACAAATCGAACTTGACCGCCTTGCTTAACTCGTACACGCTCAACTAATCCATTCAAACTTGAACCCGACGTGCCAGCCGGGGCGGTCGAAACCCTGAAGACACCACCAGCGCCAGTACCAGTTCCTTGCCCTGGAGCAACAAGAACTTCCGCTCCGGCGATGTTTGTACCTGAACCGCTAGTCCCGCGAATTGTGCCAGCCGTAGGAGACGCGGCAGTAGGGCCGTTTCCAATATAAACGTCCCCCGCACTGTCAATTCGCATACGTTCACGGGTATTATTTAAGCTGGTGCCGCTTCCGCCAGCCGGGGACGTAAAAAATGCAACAACACCGCCGGTACCGCTTCCAGTACTTACACCGCCGTAAATACTTAAATTTGCGCCGTTAATGTTTGTACCAAGTCCGTTGGTGGCACGAAGCTCACTACTGTTTGGAGTCGCATTTTGTTCGCCATTTCCAAGGTATATAGCCCCAGCGCTATTGATCTGCATCCGTTGGGCGCTGTTCGTAAAAAACTGCAACGCATTTGATCCGGTAGTCCCAACAGCAAGATTGTTAGCAGCGTAAATATTTCCGCCCGTAATAAACGGAGTATCCGCTGCAAATATCAATTTGCCATTAGCGCCAGTTGCAACTGGAGCTAAAACAGTTGGCGCAAACACCTCACGTTCTGCATGTGCAAGGCTGACAAGCGTAAGAAAACCACATGCAAGGCTGGCGATAGCAACAGTGCGAGAAACGTGTCTTATGTTCATCTTTAGTTGTATCCAAAAATCTCTACGTTACCAACCGTAGGGGCGACTCCAGCGTGTTTGCATTGAACCGCGCCGTTGGCATACCGCCGATTTTCACCGAGGTTCGGATCGTAGCTGCTATATGCAGGGACAAGAAATTCAGCCGCAGTCGTATCAAGCCGACACCGAATATCTTTATCAGTGTTATTGAGCACATCTACTTTTACATACGACCGACCACCCGCAATAAACTGCGTATAACTTCCAGTCACAGAACCAAACGCTACAGTTGCACTATAGTAGGTTGGCGGCGAATAGCTTTGCGCTGAAGCGCTTGAGCCAACAAACATCAAAGCTAAAAGTAGTGATATGCGTTTCATATAAGCCAAAAAAAGTAGCGGCTTGGTGATTAGCCTCGCCGCTATGGGATTACGCTACGGTCTCGATAATCGCCCAGTTATACACCGAAGTGTCACCGGCAACTGCACGAACGGAAAACGAGGTGCCGTTCGTCTTTGCAAAAATGTACGGTGCTCCACCAGGAGTTCCACCAACAGTTTTGAGTGACATAACGACAATCATGGTGTCCGATGCCGCAGTCGTGTTGACAACAACGCTCGTCGCGCCGTTTGCGGTAAAGGTTCCACAGGTCGTTCCCGTCTTGTACTGCAACCGATTGCCTGAAGCAGCAAGATTAATGTTACCCGTAATCGTCTGATTGCCAGTAAACGTGCCATCCGTTACTTCGGCGGCCAACTCCGCTGGCATACCCAACCCGATAAGGTCTGATGCTTGTGGCATACTTTCTCCTAAAATCTAAAAAGGGGGGCAGTTGCCCACCCCCCTTTCAATTACTCAACAGCTATAGTGCCGTTGGACGCAAGCTCAATCGCTTGAGTCCCCGTAGTACCAGTTAGTCCATAGACGTTATGGAACTTGTCGGTTGCCGTATCATCAGCAGCACCAGCGGTAGAAGTCGAATTCAGAGTATTGCCAGCAATGTAACCCGTTAGCACTTTGCCTTTAATCCCTGCTCCTAAGCCACCACCCATCGTGCCGCCAATCCATACCCAAAGGTACTCATTGTCAGCTGAAGCGACCTGCGCAACGCCGATTTGAGTTGGCCCAGCGATAGCATCCGTTGCTTCGGATGCTTGTCCCACTGAATCAATTTTCACAAAGGCGTACTGCGCAATAGCACCGTTTGCTTGCACAAAGACGAATTGACCTTCCGTCGAACTACCAATGTCCGTCAGTTGGGCCGGGAGAGGAACAGTAGTACCGTCCCAGACCCGTTTGTAATTTACACCAAATGAACCACTATGACTCATAACTCAGTCCTCCACCAATTAAGCGTAAATAACAGCTTGAAGCGCCGGGGCCGAGCAACAGAGATTTCCTTCCACGATGATAACCGTGAAATTCGCATCCTGATCGACCGGACGAGCCATGTCAGGGGCAAGCGGCTTGAAATCCGCGCCACGGACAAGATCCATCGTCCAATACTTAGTGTTGAGTAACCGACATGAGTTGGTCTCAAGCACCGAGCTATTAAAGCCGCCATCGAATACAAAATCGCATCCGTCATACGACAACGCACGAAATCCAGCGACCGCCTTCTTAGTCGGGAGCTGAATCCGCTGAATCGCGGTAAGGGACGAGTGCAAGAACTTCCACGCGGTCCGGTCCATGATTCCAAGGTCCGGCATCTCGTCGCCACGGGTCACGCGGCTAAGAGCGTCGGTGATTTGCTCCTGCACGTTCGACGCAGTAAGGGTCACGTTGACCGCAAGGTTCTGCGCAAAAGTGTTCGTAGCACGATCAATCGACCCGTAAGTACCAGAGCCAGGCGAAGTGCTGATAGCCTTCTTCAGACCGTCAAACTCAAGACCACCAGAGCCAGTACCATCGCCGCGAAGCGAGGTGGACACGGTGTTCTTAAGACGAGCAATCGCCGCTTTCATCTTGGTCTCAACGAGATCGAGGAGCTGCGCTTCATCCCGGTTAGCACGACGATCCCGGCCAGAAATGGCAACGGGCTCATAGCACTGCTTAATCGCAAACCGGAACGCGGTGAAGTCATCAATCGCGTCAAGGTTGAACGACGAGAAACCAGCGTAAAAGCCGCCTACCGCCGAATCGTTATACATAATGGGTTTCCGAAGCTCATATCCGCCCGAAAACCGCCGAACCAAACCCTGCTCTTGCAACGCAGCAAGAACCGGATTGTGGTGCATAATTTCGTCAGCAATTGCATCGCTCTGGTCAAACAGAGTGGCAACTACTGCCTCTTCCAAATTAGCCATATAAAATTATCTCCTTAATCACCGCCGTAAAAACGACGCTGTAAGTTATCTCTTAAGTTTTTTGTCTGTAGCCGGGGACTGCCGCTACCTGCGGAACCCGAAATAGATTTCGTTGCCCGTTTAGCTTTTTCAGCCTCTCGGACTTTTTGCTCAACAACGATTGGCGCTTCTAACTTTGCAGATAGAGCAGCAAACGTCGGATTGCCCTTAGTAACGTATTGGTATGCAGTCTCCAAGATTTCTTGGGGGGACTGTCCGTTATTAGATAGGGCGGCCACTATCGGGGCCATGGCGTCCTCAAGTTGTGAGGCGGTGCCAGGGTCTTTGAATAGCGGTTTACTTGCTATGAACGATTGTACAGCTTGGTAATTCTGGTGTGCAAGTACCGACTCTTGCTGTTGTGTCATTAACCTGTCGATTTTTTCTTGCGCTATGCGTTCAGCATCTTCAGCGGTTAGATACTGCGGTTGCTGTTGCGGTGGAAGCTGTCCACCCTGCTGGACGAAACCACTAAGGTCATCAACTGATAAGCCGTAAGCATCCAGCCACTCAAGCGCCGTCTGAACGGGGTTCGCTTGCATCGCCTTGTCCCATTCAATTGACCGCTTTGTGACATCGGCAAGGCTAATACCCTGGCGGCTGTAGTCATTTTCATACTTAGAAACGACATCGTAAATCCCAGCTACTTTTTGCCGTGTTTGCTCTAGCTCCGTGGTTTTCTGTTGAAAATATCGTTGCGTCTCAAGTCCACGCCGCGACAAGTAGCCTTGGAGAATGTGAGCGTTTTCAGGCGTCGGGTTTAAAAACGCTTCTCGCTCCTCTTTCCGCATATCGGCTGGAGGTGCAATCGCAACTCGCTCTTGTGTCGGCGCTGCCTGTTGAGCATCTACGGTAGCGATTCCCGGCTCAACCTTCTCAATCTTCGCCGCTTCTTCTACGTTCTTGGGTGCAACTGCCTTAGCCTCATCGTCGGCATCAAACCGAGCGGCAAGGGTTTCCCGCAGCGATAGCCCTACCTTTTCAGTGTCGGCTTTAACCTCAGTGTTCTCTGTGGTCGCTTCCGCTGTGTTGTTATCTTCCATTTCTGTATCTCTCCTCTATTTGGCTCTTAAGCCGTTTTACTAAATCGTCTTCTCGTTGGCGTTCACGTCGTTCGGGCTCATATCCGTTGTCGTAAGCTGTGCCTACCTCAGTTGCCCCATGTGCTTTGTATTCAGCACGGAGGGCCGCTTTGGACGTGTACATCTTCCCCGTTATCGGTGAACGGGTAGGCGGCATTTCGTCATTAATGATGTTGCGGTTGTTGTGGCGATAATCGGCGTCGTTAAACGGGTCGTCCTCGCCAAAGACCTTTTCCCCAAGGGTGCCAAACCTGCTTGGCCATTTTTTCTCTATAGACATCTACGCCCCTCTTCGTTAGGCTATAAACGTCTGTAGTGATTGGTTCGTTGCCCTGGCGTTGTCACCCCCAACGCCGGGGTTTTTTATTCGTCGCTGAAAAGCATGAACAGTTCAAAAAACTCTTCATCGTCTAATTCAGCGAAATCGACCCCCTCGATAACCCCGTAAAACTGTTTTTCTAGTTTTTTTCGTAGCTCAGCATCAGGCTTTCTGCGTTTTCGTTTCCAAATCGGCCCTTTCCAACCATCATGCGTGTCGATAACCGGAACGACGGTCGTTCCGAAGCCACCCGGTAATCCGGTAATTGCATGAAGAAAGTTTTGGAAACCTCCATTAATCACTGTTTAGTCCCGTAATCGGTTGAGCATTCGGGTCAAGCGTTACGGTACGAGTACCTAATACCGTCGTATCGTTACTTTGCGTCACCGATAACGTGGTGCCAGAGACTTGGGTATTGTGCACAGCTTGGGCAATCATCCCGTATAGCGACCTAAGGGCTAGGGCATCACCCTCAGAGCTTGCTTCAACATTGGCGGTTGAACGCCGTAAAATGATATCGGCAATCTTGGTGATATCGCTGTCTTTGAGAACGTCAGCCCCAAACGTACCGGGCGTATTAAAGGCGGAAGCCAAAGCACTCCACACGTAAAACGCCACGTTTGAAGTCGTAAGCGTTCCGCCAGTTACGTTGATATCGGCACTTAAAGACCCCTGCGCCGTCATCGCTGCCGATACGGTGCCAGAGCCCGTAAGGTTACTCACAACACTGGCGAGAGCTCCCAGTGCCGCTGTTAGGTCTCCTTGCCCCGCGAGGGCTGCAACAGCCTCTAGCTTACCGACAATACTAGCTGAAAGAGTTCCCGAACCAGCAATCGCACACACGGCATCGACGATGAGGCCCAAGGCCGCATTGGTAATGTTGCCTTGGCCTGTGAGTCCAGCAACAGCATTGCGGCCACCCGTGATCGCAGACGTAAAAGTACTAGAACCATCGGCTGTATTTCGTGCCGCTAGTGCACCACTTCTTGTTGCCAACAACCACGCATTTGGGTGTCGATTGCCGTCAGGGATTGCGCATTGTTCGTCGGTAATTCCTTCGCCAACAGAAATGTTACGAAGAGTATTGCGGCCCCACCAGCCTCGCAAAATAGACACGGCTCCGCCGCGTGGAAACACGCAGGAGGAACTAACAGACCGTGAACCATTTTGCACAAGCATGTATCAGCCCCACGCCATTTCGACCGAGCCGTAAAAGTTACTTGAAGCTCCCGTTGCTGCTCCCGCAAAGTAGAGCCAGACAAGGCATGCTGCATCCACCACACGCGGAAGTGACGGCAGTTGATTGAGCAAGTCCCGTTCTGCCGCGACCGAGGTTGTTGCAAGTGGGAGAGTTACCAGAGGACGAGCGAGACAGAGCGCTCCGGTGCCCGTGTTTGCGGCACTGAATGTCACCGAAGCCACCGTTGAAACTCCAGTGTCACCTGAAGCCAGCGGCAGGAACGGCCCAAAGTTACTTGCTGCCGTTCCGCTGTGAGAGATGTGGCCAACAATCGCTGATGCTGTCATCGAAACAGTGACAGGTAAAGAACGCCCGGAAGTCGGGACCGTATTCGAGTACGAGATCGCGATATTTTGCGCGGTTGCTCCTGCTCCCACGGTTTGCACCCAAAACAGTTTACACCCTGCGCCATTGGTGTACCGAAGCGTCGGCGTTCCAGTCAGCGTTTGCGCCGAGGTTGTGTTGTTGCTTATTCCCGGCCAATAACCCTGAAGGTCAACCAACATTAACTGTGCAGGAACGGCTGTACCGACCGCTGTAATGGCCGAAACGTTGAGAATGTGTTTCGTGTCGGTGGAGACGTTTCCGCCGTGTGGTAAACCGAAAATCTGACTACCGTTCCCAGTCGTTTCAGTACAGGAGGTCCATGCCAGGGACGTTCCCGCCCAAGCGTTTGCGACTGGCGTTCCAGTCAGGTTCGAAAAGTCGTACCACCGACCAGCCGTGTAACCCGAAGCACCTGTGATTTTGTTCCAATCGGCGCGGATAAATTTGCCGTTTGTCGTCATTTCGTTGACAAGGTCATCCAAACTTGCAAAGCCCATCGTTAGCTCCAAACAAAAGTAAAATTGCCAAGCATCGGCTGGAGACCACCAGCACCACCGGCAAGGTTAAACAAAAGATTCAAATGCGCTCCGTTTTCAATTTTCGGTAGCGTTCCTGTTTGTTGCAAAAACACCTTCTCGTTGAAGGTGCCTTGCTCCCAAATGGGAAACATGTGCAAAGGTTTGGCCAATACCAAACACGCAAAGCCTCCGAGTGGTACATCAAGCTTTACGTTTTTGATCGATTTAATTCCTTTAACTGGCGCACCGTAATCAACAAAAGGCGAACGATTGCTAAGAGCACCAGATTTTCCAACTTCACTAGTGTTCATGAGAACACCGATGGTCGTGTTACCTAAAAGACGGACGGTTGTGGTTTGCAAGTTCTCTTCATGGTCTTGATACTCCATCGTCATCGCGGCGCTTGAACCTGCTACGTTTGGGACCTGAGTAACAACAAAACAAAAAACACCCTCTCCGTTTGTGTAGCGTGGCAGCGAGTCTGCTTGCGCCATGTCCTGCACGTTCGTGTCATCGCAGTCGATGAACGGATAAAACATTAAGTAGTCACAAAGGATTCCCGAGGCTGGAGCGCCCGAGCCTCCCGCTACAAAATTGTATGAAAGTAAATATTTTGCTTGTGGCAAAGCCAATTCTGGGCCTGTGTAAATCCCTAGATTGCCGGTATTGATTAGCGGCGTTGAAGTTTTTTGAGTACTGACATACGCCTGGTAAATTGGCGTCCCGGTAGTTGAAGCGCCATCGCTCCATTGACCAGCACCACCAAAAGGATATGTTGGCTTAAAATACATTTGCGAGTGGGTGCGGCCCTGTTCCGTCGCAAGAGCTATGTCCCCCACAGTACGGAACGTCATTCGTCCTCACTCGGCGACACAAGCTCTATCGTTTCGGTTGCGCCATCAGGATGGTCAACGCAACGCTCCTCGATTGCAGCATTCAACTGTCGCAAACAATGGCAGCAACGATAGACCTCTTCTATTCGCACAGCTCAGACTCTCCGTAGCACGTCGCGCTCATCTCTGCCGCGACTCCTGCCTCTTTATGCTCACAAGCACGAATGATGTTGCCATCAAGCATGATGACAGGCATGTCACACTCAGTGCAGGTGTAGATAACCTTTGGTAGTGCGTTTTCCATTAAGCCTCCGTTACCGTAAGTGCTCCCGCCGAAAACTGCGGCTGGATGAGGTTTGCAACAGACAGTGACGAGTTCAAGGCACCCGAGTAAAAAATTGTCCCAGCACCCGAAACAGCCGTTCCGATTGAAACGTGAGTAACAGTGGCACCAGTAGCGCCGCACTGCGGGAACTGAAGCAATGCCACGTTCTGCGTGGTTGAAGTCGTAGCCGCAGTCCAGCCTGAAGTTGTACGCACAACCGCCACACGAGCGTAGTTTGTATAACTTGTTTCGCTGGTGGTCTGGCTTCCACCCACGCCAGGGTCGGCGGTATGTAACGCCAAATAAAGGTTCGTCAGTGGCGACGAAGCCGCGTTGTCGGCCACGTTTGCCCAGTTGGTAGCATTAAAAATCAGCTTAAGAATGTTATTGTTTGTCGTTGTTGATTTTGGCATGGCCTAGTCCTTTATAAACTCTTCTTGATACTCTGTTGTTCCGTCTGTTCCAACTACTTTTGTTATCTTTCTACGTCCGTTCTGTTTACCGTCAATCGTAATGTTGATAGGCGGCATAGACTCTTTGCTTTCTACTGCGGTCTTGTTCAGCATCGCTGCACGAGTCTCTAAACTTAACCGCACACGCTCCAACTCTTGCTCAGACGCCAAACGGCGCTCCTCTAACAGCTTTTCAGACTCTTTCATCCGAATCGCCATGTTCTCCATTTCGAGCCGCTGCACATCAATAAGCTGCGCAATCCTATCCGCTTCTCGCCTCGCCTCGGTCGAATCAGCTTTCACAGCCGCTTCGCTCTGAATGCGCATCATCTCAACTTCAAGCTCACGCTGCTTCATCTGCAACTTCGATTGCTCGATAATGAGTTGCTGTTGTGCAACGTACTCCTCAAGTTGAGCCTTACGATACGCAATCTCAACGTCAACTTGCGATTGCTGCATCCGGGCTTGAGCTTCAGCTTGTGCCGCCATCGTCTTTTGATATGACTCTTGCTGGTCAATCTGCAACTTGGCTTGGTCAATCTGAAACTTCATTTGGTTCGCTTCACGGGTCGCGTTCACCTGCTCCATCATCGGGTCTGGTGGCGGCGGTTGCGCAGCTTGCTGTTCCTTTTGCTGCGCAATCATCTTGATGCCCATCAAGGCGTTACTGAACAAGGCATCTAGCTCCTTGCCACCCTTGAAGCGCCGCACCATGTTTTGCATCAGCTCCATCGCAAACATGGAAAGGGGTGGATACTGCTCAATCATCACCTTCATTTGGTCAAAGAACTGGCCGCAGGTGTTAAGCAAATCAAGCCCATCGGACTTTTCTTGTGCTTGGTCAAGCGCCACCATGGAGTCGGTAGCGATATTAATGCGGTAAACCCGCATATCCTCATTCTGAATGGCATCGAGCACTTCAGCCTTAATGCTCTCCATCTGCATCGCCATCTGCTGTGGGTCGCCCTCTTGGATTAGCGGCTGTATCAACGTGTCGATGTCGGCAACTTCAAATAGAACCTTGGGGCTAAACTGCGAAGCAATGATAGTGCCCAGTTTGTTCACGCCGTCCGATACAAACTTGGCAAACTGGTTTTGTCTTACAATAAGCCCAAGGCTTGACCACTGGTTCTCAAGGCGATTGGCCGTTGCGGTCTTATACTCCGCTGATGTGCCGCGTAGTAGGTCAGATACCTTCAGCGTCTCATACAACTGCTCAAGCGCCGCCGTTCTAGCTGCCTGAAGCGTCTGCATCGCCTCCACGTACGGCCCGATATCCAGGTACTCTATGCCCGTAGCTTGACCGCCTCGGCCCTTATAACTAGGCCAGTTCATCACGGGAATGTACTTTAAATCGCCCTGGAGCAACTGTTCGACCTGTTGGCCCATGGTCGCGTCATACAGCGCATTAGTACGAATGGCCTGAACAACTGATGCTAATCGCGTCGTGATTCGTTCGACTTCGAGAATCTGGTCTTTAACATGAACATAATCAGAGACGGGTATAATCGAATCCGGGTCAGTGCTCTGGTTAATGACTGAACAAGGCCAGAATCCCTCAAACTCAACTGGCGGCTCACCTTCTTGGAGCACCGAGCTTTCGCCTTTCTTTTGGAGCCAGTAAACTTTATCACTTTCTTTGCACCAGATTTCGTACAGTTCGGCTTTGCCTTCATACTTTTCAGTCTCCGCGATACGTTCACGCTTTAGTGCATCAGGATACGACGTAAAGTTAAGGTCTTTAGCTACGTCCTTGCCGAACATCTCCTCAACTTCATAGCGGCTCATGAACGCACGACGAGCCACCCACTCAATCTCAGACTCGTTTCGCGCATCAGACGTAAGAAAGTCGTTATAGTGAACGCAATCGAGGATAGCCCTCTCATCGTCCTTCATTTCGACTTCCATCTTGCCGATGATAAGCCCTTCAGGACTGGTTACGAGGCTCGACTCATCACCCTCAAACGGCTGCCCTTGCGCATTAACGAGCCGCCCATCTGCACCGCGTATTAGTGCAAACTCAACCTCTTCTTCCTCAAACTCAGCTTCGTATCTGGCCCAAAGGATAGAACGGCCCGTAAGGAGAAACTGCAACGCCGCATTATAGCCAACAAGGTCAAAATCGAAGTGCTCGTCCATCGCAAACTGAGTGTTGCGCTCAAGCACCACAGCACCAAGCTGATACTTCATGCCGCCGACACGTTTCCGCAGATTTACCTCCGCCTTCGGCGTAGAAGAGTAATACGCTGGTAGCAGCGTATTGACCAAGTACCACCAGACATTCAAACGCCGTTGGGTGTCGGTCATCTCCTTTCGGGCTTTGTATATCTGGATGGATTCCTTAGCGTCCTCAAAGAACTTATGGTGCCTATCCTCAGCCGCAGCAAGTTGCGTATGCCACCATTTGCCCGTGTATTTCTCTGAACTCTTCATTATAACTTCGCTCGTTTTTGCTCAGCTCGTATTTGATTAACGTAAAGCTGAAGTTTGACCCGCCCTTTGTGCACCGATTTTTCAACTGGCTTCTCGTATAGCGAATCGAGTAACCGTTCTTTGCAAAGGTAACGAAGTGCGTCACACGCATGGTCGTCACCCGAAGAATCAGCATCCTCGTGGTTCTTGGGATCGAGTTGTAGTGCTGGTAGCGATTCTATCAGGTACGGACACGTAGAAAAGAAATAAAGCATCGGGGGGTCGTGCTGTAATCGTCGTCGTAACTGAGTCCACCCCGAGATGCGGTCGTTATCAGCCGCCCTGAAGGACGGATGCTTAAACTTTGAGAACACCGCATTGAACTGGTCATTGATGCTTGGCCCACCCTGGCTACTAAATATGGCCGGGTCTGCAACCGCATGGACGTTCTCGCCAATCGACACAGACGCAATACGCTCCGCCTGTTCCTTATTCTCAATTTGACGGCCCCACATCTCTCGGTAGATAACGATGGCACCTTTGGGTATCTCAACCTCCCTGCCC